CCCCGACACTAGAATAATAGTAATAATATTTCTAAGTGGCATCGCTACTGTCGTAGAATCATTTAAGCGCGTGATTCCGGTATCTTTATCAGCCATTTATGCTTACCTTACTTTTAGGTATTTACTTACTGCCCGATTACCAAACCAAAAACTCATTACCGCAGCAAATAAAGCTTGGGTTTCCTGTGACCACATCAATGTAACTGCATCCATCCAGTTTCCTCCAGAATTTAATACTTTAACAACAATTACAACCTCTGTCGCACAAAACATTAAAAAGAAGGCATAAGTAATAACAGGGCGAACACTACCCCGAATAGCATTGATAAATTCTCCGCCGTCAAGACTTCTATCATGGTCGTAAATCCCGTGCGATTCGGCTATATCAGCCTCTCTGTCTAGCTCTAATAAACGTAATTCAGACTGTTTTCCAGCCATTTCTAGCTGCAAACGCATCATTTCTAGTTTTTGGCTGTGTTCTTGTCTACGTTTGAAAAAGTTCAATACTTCAGGCAAAAACCCTGTTCCAAACCCTATCAAGCTTCCAATTAAACTCATCATTTTTTCTTACCCATCCAAGCGGAGACACCCATATAAGCGGCGACTACCCCTGCTTGTGCTATATAAAAACCACTTAGTAAATCTGCCAGTGCATTAACACGAGGGATAGGGACAAGTGGCGTATATAAAGCCATACTAAAGAACACCATTGCGCCCATCGCAACCCAAGCCATGCGCCTTTGTGCATTGCTTTTTTCTTCTCGTAATTCTATTTCAAGTAATTCCCTAGAATTGTTTATTTCGTTTTCTTCTAGGGCTTTAGCAATTTTCTTTGCTGCTGCCGTGCGCTCGCCAGCCATTATCTTCTAATTCTGCGCTTAATACGACGTACCCGAAAGCACCGATCCATACATTGTTTAAACGCATAAATAGCGATTAAAACTATTGCTATCAGCGCTATGTCCACCCACCAACCATAACCTGTGTGTATGCTGTTACCCATAACGGATACAGGCGCGGTTTCTGGTTGAGAAGTTTGCTCAATAGTAACGGTACTCGTTTCTGGATTTACCGTTATGGTCTTGCTCATACTGTGCCTATGAATCTTTGTTTAACTCGCACAATAGGGCTATATTCTTTAGGGTATCTGTCTGCTTCCATAGAACGTATTTCGCCGCCAGCTTTTTTCTTCTGTGCGCGTCGAGCCACATCTAGGGCAATAGCTACCGCTTGCTTTTTCGGTTTGCCTTCCCGCACAAGCGTTTTAATGTTTTGGCTAATCGCTTTCTGCGACGAAGAATTTTTTAAGGGCATCTCTACACCTTTTAAGCAATCGTAAACTTACCGCCGCGCAACGCCGCACCCATGCCACGACTTTTTCCTGTAGTGATTTTAGCCTTTGCCGTATTTGGAGTTTTTTCATTTACTAACTTTCCATAAGGTATGCGACCTTGATCGCCTATTTGTGCATAGTTCTGAGGTTTAGGGGCAGCGCCAGCAGGCGATCCCTTCCAATGTACTTTAGCCATTTATCTATTCCTTTCCTTGGCACGAAGCCTTAATAATTCACGTTCATAAGCTGCGTCAATACGATCTTGCCCCATATCTTGTTGAGAAGCCAGTCGCTCATCAAACTGACGAGCGCGTTCTTGCACTTTAACCGTATCTAACTCATGTTCGGCTTGGTCTTGCTCTATATTAGCGCTAACTTGCTGTTCCTTTATAGCCAGTTCTTGCTGTTTCAAGGCCACTAATGGATCAATTTCTGCCTCTTCTCCACCACCCGCAATCTGAGCGCCTAACGCTTTTAAGTTCTGTAAATCTTGGGCGATCAGTTGGGCAACCATTGCATCAATCAAAGGTTGCATCTGCTCGGTAGGCATCTGCCCTTGGTTTTGCTGCATTACCATCTCAATAGCAGCTTCCTCAGATTTAACTTTAATGTGTTCCATAAGGTGTTTGTTGAGAGCGACAACGACTTGGGGAAGGGATAACACAATGGGGGCGCTTCCGAATACCAAGTGAGCCATAATATGTGCATCATGGTCTTGTCCATCAAAGACCCGTAGTTGTGTGTTTTCCATAACGTCAATGTTTTCTTGTGCAGGGTCTTTCGGCACAGGTTCATCTGACGAGGGGGGTTTAAGAATTTTATCTATATCACGCACCCCTAGCGCTTCGTACATCCTACGGAAAGCTTCATAAGGGTTATGCAAATCAGGCGCTTTTTCCACAAGTTCCATTTGCGTTTGCGCCAACATTATACGTTGCGATTGCGAAAATACGTTAGGATTAGAAACAGGTATAATAGCTACCTTATTGTCAAAATCTTCCGCCATAATAGTTCGGTCGGCGTTTTCTACCGTATAAGGGTATTCTTGAGGTAAATAGTCGGACATTACTTTTGCGAGCAATTTAAACTCTTGGCGCATTGCGTAATGCAGTCTTTTGTGTACTGCCGACATGACCCGCGAGCCTTGCTCCATCATCGCCATTGTCGTTCCAACAGGAGCGCCTTGTTCGCCACCGCCCACTTTTAAATCCGTAATAGTTGCAAAACGGTTCCCCGCCTTTACTACAAAATCTAATAATTGAAACAGTGTCCCGTCTGGCCCTTTAAACGGTAACGCCATTAAACTTTCTTTAATCGTGCCGCCGGGGGCATCTACATCACGGAACTCGCCCGGTTGTAGCGGATCAGCATCGTCCCTGATCCGCAGGCCGCGAGCCTTGAACCCTGCGGGAAGATTTGAGAGCGTTCCTGCATCTATTAACTGGCGCAACGCGGCGGTTGCTGTACGAGATAACCCGCCGATTGTGTGTATCAAACCGAGGCCATAGAACCCAAATCCCGGTAGGAATTTGTAATGTACAAAATATTGTGTTTTTTTGCGTAACGGATCGTCTTCTGCGTAATTACGCCGAATTGCCAGTACCTGACCGTTATCTTCACTGAGTGTTACGATATATGGTACCTGTATTCCCGTAGGTTCACCGTCTTTATCCGTATCTTCAAAACCGTCTAGGTCTAAATCAACGTGGCATTCTACCAGCGTACAATCATAATCTATGTTTGACGCTTGAACCCCCTCGATATAGTCTATTTCCTTGCTTACCGCGCTATTGTCTAACGGGCCAGATTGCGACGGCATTACGTCAATATCCCTGTAAAAACCACTTACTTGCAGCTTTCTCAGGTCATTTGAGTTAATACGAGAGATATGTGTGATATTAGGGCACGTTTCGAGATCAGATGTTTCATATGGAACAATCAGGTGTTCTGCTGGAACAAACTTGCTAACCGCCCGTCCTAACGACTCGTCATAATATACTTTCTTGAACGTAGACCCTGCTAACGGTAAATAAAACAGCATTTGGTCAAATTCAGGGGTGTATTCCTCCATTACATTAGTAATGTAGTAATTCATAAAGTCCTTGACACGGTGCGCTTGGGCTTCTTTTTCACGGGAAGGATCGCCCATAACCGAAGTTCGTACAGGACCACCAGCGGGTAATAACTCGTTAAACGCCTGTGCTTGAAATTGTGTGGCGGCTTCTGCCAATAACGGATGGGTTACGCCTGTAGCACCACGAAACGGTTGTGTTCGCTCTTCATAAGTAAATCCAAGCAATTCCAGCCCGTTTGCGTAAGCTGTTTCCCAATCCCCGCGAGAAGCTTTATTCGCTTGATAATCGCCCAATAACGTACTCGATAACGTCCCAAGCTCCGTTTGATCCATGTCTTCGGCTAGGTTTCTGTAAAAATCACCCTCATCTACACCCATAGCAGAAAAAGGATCAAAGTCTATAACTACGCCGCCATCTTCCTCGATTTGAATATCAAGACCCTCTGGCAGCACATCTTCTGCCATAACTTCAGTGCCACCCATTTCTATTTCTAGATCGCCTTCGTCAATGGAGTTTACTACGTCCATTAAAGGGGTGTTTGGAGGAAGTGCCATGTTATGCTACCATGCCTGCACGGGGTAAGCGGCGTTTCCGAAACATATTTCGCGCTACGGGAGCCAAGGATGCTACGCCGCCTTGGTTAAAAGCTCGCGCACCTTGATAGCGGGCTTCGCCGCGTAATCTACCCATTTCCTCGCGAGCATCACGTTCACGGGCGGCTACCCGAAAGCGCTCGTCCCGCGCATCGCGGCCTGAGTGATAACGGATACGGTTCATCTGATCTGCGGCATCGTCCTGAACACCTATAACACGCGCTTCTTCGTCACGGATATTCCGCATAACATTTCCGCCCTGTGCATATTGGCGGTTCGGGGACAAAGATCGTATGCCTGTTGCCTGCGGCTGACCGTAAACTTGCTGTATAGCCCTTAAACGGTTTTGATCATTAGTCGCAAGACCACCATAAGCCATTTGTGTAGGCGAAGCTACCTCTACAAAATCTGCACTAAATACATCCGGAAACATTTGTCTCAGGCTTTGGTAATTTCCGCGACGGTCATAATAGCCTTCCGTAAGCGGCATATTCATTCTTCTTTGAGACACCAAATAATTGCGTTTTTCAGGATTAGTAAAGTTACTTATAATCGTATCAAGATAATTTTGCGGACCCGGATTATACGACGGTGTTGGAGGACTGGGCAGAAAAATTGGAGTCGGTGTTACGGGAGGAGGCTCAACGGTGTTGTACATGCTAGGGAAAGTTGCGCCATCTGAGTGTTGGGTATCTCCCCAGTTCATGCCTTGTAAAGCGTCTTGCTCGTCTTGATAGGCTTGACCTTTATCCGTTATTCCTTGAATAAGAACATCACCTATTTTCATAGTAGGTTCAAAGTTTGGGTCACGATAAGGGTTTAACTGGGGGTAAGCTTTAAAAGTTTCTATATCATAGTCTGCTATAGTTGGCGTTCCCGCATCTGTCTCAGGGTCAAAGCTTACACCATAGCCGCCATAGCCGGTAACCGAAGCCGTTGCCAATGCTTCCGCTTGGGCGGCAGCTTCAGCGTC